TTACATGATACTCCACAGGGATTTATTAATAAACCACCACGTCTTATACAAGGCGCAACCCCTGAATTTATAGCTCTGGTAGGTCCAGCCTTTATGGCATACCAGGCTGAGGTGAAAAGAATTTGGAATAAAGATTTTTCCATATTTTTCACGTCTGGAGCAGACAACTACACTACAGCGCAATTCGTCCACCATCCTCTCTGGAAATATTTTGAAAATGATGTTTCATCCTATGATGCTAGCATTTGCCGAGAGCTTGGTGCCCTAGAAGTTTGGATGGCTAGAAAATTTGGAGCTAAGAGAGCAGTTCTAGATTTGATGACATCCAATATCGCCACGCATGGCGTGACCACTCATGGTATCCGATATAAGGTTGATGGTACCCGAAAATCTGGTGATCCTTACACCAGTTTGTTTAACTCAATACTTAATGCTTTAATGCATGTGTATTGTCTTAGTGATGGTCAATCCCCCCAACATACTTTACAGTTGTTTCGTATGATAGTTCAAGGGGATGATAATTTAATGAGCCATGCGAGGTTTTTAAACCCAGACTGGGGTAGATTACTCCGGCTAGGTTTTAAGTGCGATAACATTCACCGTGACAGAATCGAGGATTGCGAATTCTGCTCAAATATAGTTTATAAGACTAATTTGGGATACTGCTTTGGTCCTAAACCTGGAAGGGTTTTAGCTAAATTGTTGGTATTCAATAATCCGCCAACTGATCAAAATTTTTACTCTATTATGAGGGGAGTTGCTTTGGGCTTGCAACTTCCCAGTCAGTTTATCCCTCCTTTGAAAGTAGTGGTTGATCGTATTTTACAATTGACCGCTGGGATTGAAAGCGTGAAAACTCCGTTTGAAGAGTGGAAATTACTCTACAAAGGTGGTGAATGCACTTCTGAATGCCTTTATCTTATGACTACTAGATATCATTATGACCCTACCTCTCTCGAAATCTTTAACCAAAGAGTATCACGATGGGGCCAGGGATCAGTGGTTGATGAAGGCATAGTTGACTGGTTGCTTGATCGTGACACCACAGGACCACAGTGTCTGTATAATCTTTAATGTCAACCAGCACACCCGCGTTTGCAGTCGCGGATGTATAAAATTATAAATATCGGACGATAATCTGCTTTTACAGTTGGCTCACACTGTACAAATAGTGAGCTCGCGGAGTATTCCGCCATACCTAGGTAAAGTATGCTTAGGAGATTTTAATGCTATGATAATTTTGTCCCCGATTCCTTTGAATGACCGCTAACGGGTTCTTAGGATAGGAAGAAGGCGAAAACTGGGGTGCAAACCTAGTGAGTAGTCATCAAGCGTAATCTCCTTTGATTTAACCAAAAACTTCCATGTCGGACAGTCTAAGAGATCTCTGGGCGCAACTGAATTTTTAGTAAGTTAGCTTAACCGCAGAGCACTGTACAAATTCCCTACCGATATTGGATTTTAAAATGGGATAATCGTTTAAATGACTGGGGTCTTTTTAAATTTACAACAACAACAACAACAACAACAACAACAACAACAACAACAACCATTTCCTCAAACTATGAGTGGGCAATTTCATACTGCCATGCACTCTACTTGTCTTAGGTGTGAGAACACACAGACATTCTCTTCAATCTGCCAGTTTGTGCGCGGTGAGCTTGATTATTGCATTCCTGGTGCTACTGTTACTGCAACATTTGGGTGCGATCAACATCCGTATGTTTTAACTCGATACTTTGAAACTTACCCTCCTTCACCATTTTTGGTGGGAGTTGAGTTAAATCCAGGGCCTTATCCGAATACTTTTTCCGGCAAAATTGGTAACTTTATTGATAATTTGACCAGTTTTGATTCTTCTCCCGTAACTTCTTTCATGCCATCGTATCTTAGATCGCGTGATAAGATTGGTACTTCTAAATTATCTGTGCTACCTTTATCAACGATTAAGGAATATATTACTAAGCATGCTCGTAAACCAAAGTTAGTGGGCATTGAACTTAATCCTGGGCCGACTAAGAAGCAATTGGCGGCGCAATTAGCACAATTGAAGAAGAATAGGAGTAAGCCCCACCCTAAACAAACACCTAAGAGACGTAAACCAAGTGGATCTCAAGTTAACTCGCAAATGTATACTAATAAGCGTAGTTATTCTATTCCTCGAGCTCCCGTTTCTAATATAGGGTTAACACGATCTCCTGCAGAGTCTGGGCTAACTGCTTCAGTTACAGAACCTTTTAACAGTGCTTATGTCATATTGGATACCGATGCTTTTGGTTATCCTGGTTTTACTACTGATGGTACTTTTGCAGCTTCAGGTTATACACAACTTGATCTACACCCTATATCTAATAACTTGGTTGATCAAAAGTATATGCTTTCTCCAGAGATAGCAAATATTGCCAGCAATTATGATCGCTGGCGGTTTCGTTCGTTAAAGGTTACTTACGAAACTGGTTTAGCCACTACAGCTCTTGGCCAAATTGCCCTTGGTTATTATCCCGATGCTTATGCTGGTTGGATTGGTAATTTTGCTAATGCTAATTTATTTTCAGCTGTTAGTGGTTTGAATGGAGCCGTTACTGGACCAACTTATTCTCGTGCTGATGAGTTTGTTCTTAATATTAAACCTAGTCCATGTTGGAGCTACATGAAGACTGATTCGGCTACTGCTTTAACACCTGCCGTTGTGCAACGTCAGGTGTTTGCAGGTTGTTTGGTTGTCGGTGGGAGAGCTATTCCTGCTAGTACCTCTCTTGGTACACTGCGTTTATCTGGTGTGATCGAATTCGCTATTCGACGTCCTGCACCTTATAATATTGCAGTTCCCCCTGATGTTCTTGAGGGTGAC